ATCTTGGAGGCTAAAGTCCGTCCTTCCGAGGTTAAGGAAACCAGACTTACGAGTGAGCGTCTTGATGCCCATACCAGACATACCCTGCCCGGCAACGAGGCCGAGGTTATATTCAAGCTGCCGCAACTCCTTATTAGCGTTACGGAGCTTCTGGATAAGGTTGTCACCAAACGCGGTTTCGACACCTTCCGTAAGACCCTCGGAGAATGTTCTCCGCATATCCTCACGGAACTGCTCCATTTCGCGTCTCGAAACCTCGGTTGCCTCGGCCACGGAATCAATAATCTTTGCCGTGATGTCGCCAATACCACCGACAACTGCGCCAATCCAAGCGTAAGCACCAGCACCAGCGGATGCTGCGGCGGCGTATCCCTCTCCGGCTGCTTGCAGGTTCTCGCTCAATGCTCCGAGGCCAACCGCAAGGTCGCTTACCGCCTCGCTGCCCGTAGCTTCTCCGAGCCGTTCCATATATTCGGCAGCTTTGCCGAGATACTTGGCTACTCTTTGCGCCCCCTGCGCCCACTCGTCCGTTGCCGCTTTGTCGGCCTTGCTGCCCTCCTGCTTCTTGATTTTTCCAAGTTCCTCAACAAGCATCTGGGCGAGTTCGACATTATCCTCAAGCTCCTTCTTTACATCCTCCGGCAATTCGACATTGGCGATTGCGGCGCGGATTTCATTAATCTGGGCGATGGTCTTGTCGTTCCAATTCGTGAGGTCATAGTCGCCCATCTGGTCATTGAAGATGAGTTGGGCGTACCCGCGAATCTTCTCTCTGGTGTTGGCCGCGTTGAGGTTTTTCTCCTGCTGCGCTTGCTCCTTGAGTTCCTTGATTCGGCTCTCCTTGTACTGCCTCCAATACTCCTTTGCGAGATATTGCTGGTATCGGCCATCGGTGTCCCACGATGCTTGCGGGTGTTCATCGGCCCATTGGCGCATAATGTGTTCCTTCTCATCCTTTTCGATGCGCTCACCAAATCGGCCAACCTTCTGGTCAACCTTGATGTCTGCATTACGCCAATCGCGGAGTGCCTTGCTAATCTTGTATGCAGCCCGCTCGCCATCAACGGTGAAATCCTCTCCCAGATACTCATCAATGCTCTGCTCGACCTTCAAGAAGGATTCCTCCGCCCTCTGCGCGGCTTGAAGTGCCTTCGTGAGTTGCGATACCGCACTCACACCGAACTGCGCCTCAATGGATTCTGCGGCTTGCTGGCCAGCTTCTCCGAGCAGACGGAGGTCTGCCAGAAGGTCAATCACCTTCTCATCAATATCCTCGTAGTCGGAAGCCTTGCCGCCAAAGATTTCTGCCATCTTTGAGGTGGTATCTTCACCGAGGAACGGCTCAAGGGAATCGTATGCGTCTTTGTACTTATGGAGGATGCTCGCTTGTTTGTTGAGGGACTGAATCTGTTTCTTGGTCTCATCATCGCTCGTATCCTTCGCCTTCCACGGTGTCTTGTTGTATCGGACATCGGAGAGTATGTTGCCTTCAAGCGCGGAATCGACCGCATTGATTGCTTCAATCCAAGCCTCATATTTCGGCTTGTCGGCCTGCAACGCCTTGTCTTTCTCCTCGTTGATGGTCTTGAACTCCTTGCCAATGCGCTCAAGGTATGCGTAGTAGTCCTCATCCTTGTTTACGTTGAGGCCGAGCTTACCAATGATTTCCGGGTCAATCTTGTTCAGTTCCGCATTAATCTTCTTGACCCACTCCCTTGTTTCGGAAACGCGCTTATCACCGCCCTTGACGCCATTCAGCGCATCAAATCGCTCCTCGATTATACCCATCTGCTTATCATACTCCGACTTGACGGTTGAGAACCGCTGGCGGAGTTTCTTGAGGCTCGAATAGCTCATTGGCTGCGGGCCACCTTCGCCATTTCCGAGATTAAGAAGATTACTTATGCCATCAAGACGGGGGTCGTTCTCATCAATTAGGCCGAAGGCGTATGACGAGAGATATTCAAGCTGCTTGGGCTGGAGTTTCTTTCCTATATTCTGGAGGGTCTTTTCAACCTCCTTGTTGATGTCATCGGATAGCGTATCGAATTGCGACTTGAGGGATTCCGCACTTGATTCAAGCATCCGTGCGCGGGTTGTCTGCTCGATTTTTCCCCTCAACAATTCATAGCTCGTTGCGAGGTCGCCAACGGCAACACCCTCCTGCCGGAGTTGTTCGAGGTAAGAACCGAATCGTGTTTCAATTGCCTTCTTCGCGGAATCATATTCCTTCGTCCCCTCCGTGAGTACATCGAGTTTTGCGTACAATCTATCCAATTCCGCAGTTTCGGACGCGAGGCTCTTTGCGTAGTCCGCCGTAGAATCGTTGACCACCTTTTGCAGTTTCTCTACATCGGATAGTTTTGTGGCAAGGCGGATAATGAGAAGCGTAACCGAAGCTACCGCAATGCCGAGAGCGGCGTATGGATTTGCCTCAATAGCAAGTGCGACCTTTCCGAGAGCTTTCACGAGCGGGCCGTTGAGGGCAACCGCAAGACCCTTCGTCAAAGCCGTGGAGACTATAACCGTTGCGCGGTAAGCACCGAATACGGCCACTATCTGCCACATAAGTTTACCAAACTCATCATAGTTGGCGATGAGGTTGCTAATAGAACTGACCGCGCCCTTGAGGAATCCGTCTTGCGATTGACCGATAGCGTACATCAAGTTCTCCCAGCGGCCTTTCAAGATGTTAATCTGGCCAGCGAGGGTCTTTGCGAGGACTTCCTGCATCTGGTAGAACTTTCCACCCTCCGATGTCATCCTCTTAAATGCCTCCTCGACCATTTCAAACGGAATCTCACGCTTGGTCATCTTGTCAAACACCTCACCGAGAGAAACAACCCTATCCTCCAATTCAGAGAACATCTTGGCGAGTTCGTCCAGCACGGGGACACCGTTCTGCGCGAAAGAACGAAGTTGGATACCACGAAGGAATCCAGACGATTTAACGTGGCCGTATGCGAGGATGATTCTATCCATCGAAACACCAACGCCAGACGCAACGTCACCGAGCATCTTTGTGGTCTCAAGGAGCGAATCCTTACCGATATTGAACGCCGCAAGCTGCTTGGAATACTTCGCCAACTCGGAGAATCGGTAAGTCGAGCTTGACGAGAATCGGTAGAGGTCTTGGAAAATCTTATCCGCAGCGTCAATATCTTGGAGCATCGTGCGGAGTGCCATCTTTTGCACCTCGAACTGCCCCGTAACATCAATAAGGGTGGAAAGGAAACGCCTCAACCCGTAGACGGAGAACGCGCCACCCGTAAGGGTACTTATAGTGCGGAGAAGCTGGGCGGTATTAAATAGCTTCGTATTGGTCGCGGAAACCGCCTCGCGGTGTCTAATCGTTATTCTCTCCGCCGGGGATTCCTTGATGGCTTTGTTGAGGGCCTTCTGCTCCTCCGTTACGCCCTTGAGGGCATCCCTCAACGCCTTCACGTTCTCAACACCACCCTTGATGCCGACAAGGGAGAGTGCTTCCGTCATCTGCTTGTTGAAAGCCTCCGCCTTTCCGAGAGCGTCCTTAATCTGCTTATTGAAATCGCTATCATCAAGGATGACTGCGAAGTTGAGATTTTCCAAAGTTGCCATTACTGCCTAAATAGTTGTTCGGTTGTGTATGGTATCTTACCTTCTTGTTGCGCCCTGCGCCTTGCTACGGCGCGTTCATAGGCGGCTTGTTGTGCCGCAAATGCGGGGTCGTTCGGATTGACCTTCCAATCGGATTTCTTACCATCACCACTCTTGCTATCCGTATGAATTGGCTTGTAGAGGGTGTGCGGAAGGTCTGCTTGCATAATCTCTATCTGGGCGCAGGTGAGGACGCATCGGAAGCCGAAGTTTCGCTCCCATCGGAAAAGCCGCCACCGAGGATGCCCATAAGCGGGGAAATCCTTGACAAAAGCCGCTTCGCATCCGAAAGTTGTGCGGCTCGGTACTGCTCGGCTTCCTTTTTCGTCAGCTTCTTCCAATCCGTCCTCATATCCGCCGAGTATGTCATAATCTCGTAGTGGGCCATAAGCGGAAGTTTTTTTTTACCTTCCTCAACGATTGGTAGAATCTGCGTCTCGTTGTACCGATGCGCTAAAATGCGCCAATAGAGACCATAGAAAAGGCGGATTTTTATGTCGTGATTGAGAATCATAAGAGCCGCCTCCTTGAAG